AGCAAGCGATGCGGAGACTGATGAAAAGCCTCTGACCAACCGAGAGAAGAAATCCAACGACCGCCTAGACCGAAATTGGGATAAACTCAATGAGGAAAAGGCGACCCTGAAAAAGGAGAGGGAAGAATTGGAAGCCCTGAAGCAACAGCATCAGGACGACCAGACTTCCCCGGACGACTACCGAGAGTTGGCAGAACGATACAAGGAAGACGGCGAGACTGAACTTGCCGAACTTGCATTGGAAAAGGCTAAGGAAGTTGAGGCACGCAAGACTGCGAACGAACAAAGCAAAGTAGCTGAGTCAATCCAATCTAATTGGACTGAAAACCTGAAGGATCTTCAGGAGCAATACCCGGAGTTGAAAGACTCATCCAGCGAAATATCGCGAGGCGTTGAAAACATATTGGATCAACGCCCGCATCTCCGAGCTTATTCGGAAGGCATCCAAGATGCAGTTGAGTTCGTAGTGTCAAAGATTGCCGCCAAGAAGGTGGAATCTTTGCAAAAAGAAAACGGCGATCTGCAAGCGCAGGTCGATGAACTAACTAAACAAACCAGTGTTACCGGAGCGCCTCCCGGACGAGAGTCCACGCCGAAGAACTTCGACAGCATGAGCCAGGCCCAAAAACGTGAAAAGTTAGTGGACGCCTTGCGAAATGCCGACGAGCAACAGGCTGGGATGGCCGTGTTTCGGTAACACGCATTAATAGGGGTTAAAATCTAATGGCAGTAGAAACCGGAACCTCTGGAATTAGCACACAATTCCAGCGGTACTTTTCAAAGGAACTGCTCGACTACATTGTTGAGTCGTTGCAGTTAGTACAATTCGCGCAAAAAGCACCGTTGCCCGCCAAGAGCGGCAGCAAAACCATTCGCTGGTTCCGTTTCGACGAGCCTAGCACTGGCGCTATCGAAACACTCTCAAACGAAGGCGTAAAGCCTACCGGCGAGCGTGCTTTGAGCCTGGAGAATGTGGACGCTGACTTGGTGCAATACGGTCAAGTGATCAGCATCACGGACATCCTGCAACTCACCGAGCTTTTCTCGCACGTCGAGCAAGCTGTTAAGGTGACAGGTCAAGATGCCGCGCTGCACGCTGACAAGATTGTGCGTAATGAGTTGGGTAGCAATGTTACCGGCAAGCAAACCCGCATGGCCAATGGTCTTGCTGATTACGCTGCCGTTGGCGCTGCCAGCGCCGCTGATGCGGTTGTGGAGTTTAACGACTTCCTCGACTGCACCACGCAGCTTCGCAAAAACAACACACCGATGATCGGCGGAAACTACGTCGGCGTTGTTAGCCCAGAAGTGGCTAGTGACCTGATGAAGACCAGCGGTTGGCAAAATGCTGCCAGCTACTCCGCTGTTGAGTCATTGTATAAAGGTGAGATCGGTCGCTTGTGGGGAATCCGTTTCCTCCAGACCACCGTTCCTTTCTTGTCCGACGGAAGCACTCAGCACACTTACGACGCGAGCGGCACTGTCCACTCCTCGTTCGTGTTCGGTCAAAACGCCTACGGCGTTTCGGATGTTGCGAGCCAAAGCCCTTACGGGCCGAGCGTGTACGTCACCGACGGCGCCAGCAAGGACGATCCTCTCAACCAGAAAACGGTTGTGGGTTACAAATCGTTCTACGCGGCGAAGACACTTCAGCCGAAGTACTACGTCGAAATGTACTCCAAAACTAACTTCAGCTAATAGCTGACAACTGGGGGGAGGGGAACCTCCCCCCGGCTTTTAAAATGCCGATTTACGTTTTTAAAGATGAAGACGGCAAGACCGTCGAACGCCTGGTGCAACGTGGCACTCAGGCGATTACCGAGGATGGAAGAGTTTACACCCGCGACCTGGTTGCGGGATTTGGTGTTAGTGGAAATGCAACCGATCCAGGCACCATGAAAGAACAGGTTCGGCGCGGGTACCGGGAACTGGAAAACCGGGGGTGGAAGTCGAACTACAGCAAAAAAGAAATTAAACGAGTCTGGGGAATTTAAGTTATGGCGGGAAGCGATTCATTAAACGGGAAAGCAATTTCGGATACCTACAAGGATCTCTTGCAGGTGCCGAATGCAAATTCGGGCGTGGACGGCACCCTGCGCACGGTGATGGATGGTGAAGGCACCGAAAGCACATTGCAGGTATCGACTGCCGGGGTAAAATCTACCGGCACTTTGGAGTCAACCGGCAACCTTACTGTCGGCGGCACTCTTACTTTGGGCGGCACCGCAATTAGTAGCCTGGAAGATGGGGCCGATGTCACAGACGCCGCCAACGTAACCGCCGCTGGTGCGTTGATGGATTCTGAGCTTACCGATCTAGCGGGAGTCAAGGGCGTTACAATCTCAACCCTTCAGCCTAAACCATCTGAAGGTGCTTTTGTGGATGGTGATAAAACTAAGCTCGACGCCATCGAAGCTAGTGCCGATGTCACTGACGCAACCAATGTGACTGCTGCCGGAGCCTTAATGGACTCCGAGCTTACCGACTTGGCGGGAGTTAAGGGTGTTACAATCTCAACGCTTCAGCCAAAGCCATCTGAGGGTGCCTTTGCCGATGGCGATAAAACCAAGCTAGATGGAATCACTGCCAGCGCAAACAATTACAGCCACCCCGACCACTCCGGCGAGGTGACTTCCACAGCGGATGGCGCAACGGTCATCGCTGATAACGTGGTAGACGAGGCGAACCTCAAAGTAAGCAACACGCCCACCGATGGTTACAGTCTGGTTGCGCGAAGCGGAGAAACTGGTGGGCTGAAATGGGAATCTGTTTCGGGCGGCGGCGGAGGCGGCTCTGGCACTGTCACTCAAGTGGACGGTGCTGGCACTGTATCCGGGCTAACCTTGACTGGCACGGTCACAAGTTCGGGCAGCTTAACCTTGGGCGGCACTCTTAGTGCTGACCTGACGAGTGACGTAACAGGCACACTCCCCGCTGCTAATGGCGGCACAGGATTAACCGCGATTACCACTCTGCTCAACAGCAACACCACAGCCTCTGACGTTGGCTTGGGAAGCGTTGAGGATACAGCCATATCCACATGGGCCGGGTCGAGCAATGTCACAACTCTGGGGACTGTCGGCACAGGAACGTGGCAGGGTACAGCGATTGCTGACAGTTACGTTGCCAGCGCGTCAACGTGGAACGCAAAGCAAGCGGCACTCACCTTCGGCATCGCCAACACAAACGCCGTTCAAATCAACTCAGCGGATGTAGCTGATGACGAGTACGCTCGATTCACGGCGAGTGGATTAGAGAGTCGCAGCACAGCGGAGGTGTTGAGCGACATTGGTGCTGCTGCCTCGGCGCACGCTCACTCAGCTTACGCAGAAAAAGCATCTAGCAACACTTGGAGTGCCGCCCAGCAAGGCAACACGCAAACTGCTGCTTTCTCTGCGTTGAGTTCGGGCGTATTAGACTTCGACACTTACCAGAATTTCGTAATCACTTTAGGTGCTGGCACGAACGCTTTCACCAACCCGACAACCGATTCAGGCAACACCGGGCAAACTGGAGTGATCGTATTGATCCAAGACAGTTCAGCGTCAACAGCAACGTGGACTTCTGATTACAAGAATGTTGGAGGCAGCGCACCGACACTTTCAAGCGGGTCAGCCAAAGTGGATGTGCTGCCGTATATCATACAGGCCGACAACACCATATTACTCGGCGCACCGCAACTAGACTTTAGCTAATGCCAGACTTCGGATCAGCACTTTGGAATAAGCCGACCAGTGGCGACACAGGGGAAGGCAGTGGTGGCGCGTCTGACCCTGTGACACGCTCGCTGCGGTTTGAGTCTGGGGCAACGCACCGCCTGACAAAAACATTCGGTAGCGCACCATCCAGCAACAAGGTCAGCACTTTAGCTTTTTGGGTTAAGAGGTCAAAGCTGGGAAGCGACCAAGATATAATTTCTGCTAACGGCACATCACACTCTGAAAATACAAATACGTTTTACGTTCGCTTTAAGTCGGATGACACGCTTGCTGTCTACTCATACCCTGACCCCTCAAATAACACTTGGGCTAAAACTACTTCGAGGAAATTTAGAGATGTTGGCGCGTGGATGCACATTGCTATCCTAATAAACACTGATGAATCTGCCGCCGCTGACAGGTGTAAAATCTATATTAACGGAGTTCGGGAGCCTTCCGCTAACCTTTCTGGCACTAACCCATCTTCAGGGGCTACAAATCATCTTTTAGGTAAGGCGACAACTACTTGGTACGGAAGCGGCAGTGTAAACGTGCAGCATTGCATAGGTGATGAAGCAGACAGGTTTAGGTATAAATATTCAGGATACCTAGCTGACTTTTACTTCATTGACGGGTCTGCTGTTGAGCCAGATACAAACTTTATCGAAAGCACGGGTTATTCGTCCTGCAAGCCCAAGGCGGCGTTCGATATGTCCAGCTACTCTGGCAATTCGTTCCATTTCGACGCCCAGCCAGCCCACGATGCCGACCTCCTCGTAACTTCCGTAGGCCGCAGCGATGGCGACACAACCTTTGTTGATGTGGCGAAGGGGCATACGATTACTAAAGGTGGCGACCCAGAGCATAGCAATACGGTTGGCAACCCATTCGACTCAAGCGGGACTGCTATTTCCTTTGACGGAACAGGTGACTATTTATCCGTAGCAACATCTAGTGACTTTGACTTTGGCTCCGGTAGTTACACCTACGAAGGTTGGTTTTATTTTAATGGGTTCAGCGAGACGCCCGATGGGATTTTCTCTAGGAACAACTCATCAACTCAAGAATGGGCGGTGTGTACTAATTCTAGCGGGACTCTTCAGTTCTTTGAATCCGTAAACAACTCATACAACACCAGTTCATTTACGTTTAGCACGGGGCAGTGGTATCACATTGCACTATGTAAAAACGGAACAACCTACAAGGTGTATGTGGATGCAGACGAAAAGATTAGCGCAACACTTTCTTCCGCACCAGACGCTAACCTTCCTGTAATTATTGGCAGGTTTTACGACAACTACGATGGGTATTATTTAGATGGCTACTGTTACGATTTCCGCGCACAAAAGGGAGTAGACACTGGCGGGTCTAAACCATCAGCCCCATTCGAGCTTAACCCCGTCTACATCGGAGGCGACCAATCAGGAAACAAAAACCACTTCGAGCCAACGAACATCAGTAGCCACGATGTCATGCTGGATACGCCGACGAAGAATTACGCTACGTTGAATCCGCTAGACATTAAGAATACAGTCTCTTCAACCAGCGAGGGAAACCTAAAGCTAACCGGATATATTTCCACATATTACCCGCGATTTACCAGCACGATTGCAGTTAATAGCGGCAAGTGGTACTGGGAGGTTTGTAAGGTTGGAACAAGCACTACTTGGTCTAATGAAGCTGGAGTTAAAGCTGTTAACACGCCTTCCCCAACAGGGGGCTTCGCGTTAGGCGGTGGTAGTGCTTTTGCAACGTATCAAGAACTCTCCCTGAATAGCTATGATGGAAACTACCGGAACGGTTCAGGATCAACTGTTAATCTAGGTGCTTGGAATAGTGATGAGGATATTATTGGTATTGCGCTAGATTTAGATTCCTCAACAAAAACAATTCAATTCTATAAGAATGGCTCTGCACTAGGTTCTGCACAGAACATTCCGGCGGGGGAATACACTTGGACTCCAGCCTTCGACTGTTTGCCCAGTAGCGGAACCAATGAATTGCGAGTTAACTACGGTCAGGACAATACATTCGCAGGAAAAATCACCAGCGGTCAGGACACTAGCCAATCCGAGTTCTACTATGCGCCGCCCACCGGATTCCAAAGCCTCAACACCAGCAATCTCGATGACCCCGCCGTTAAGCCAGCAGAGAATTTCAACACGGTACTTTACACAGGCACACGGGATAACAGCAACTCCCTCGGAGCCACATCCAACGCCGTTACCGGAATGGGATTTGAACCCAGCCTCCTCTGGATTAAGGACAGGGATAACCAATCAAATAACAGCAGCGGATACCAAGGCCATTATCTATTTGATTCAGTTCAAGGCAGCGGCAAAGCTATTAACATTGATGGCGGTTACTACACTGGCTCAAATGATTTTAGTGGCAGTCTAGATGGCTACAACGGAGTTTCCTCTTTTGATTCAGATGGCTTCACATTAGATGAATCGGAGGCTGTGAACTTTGCTTACGACAGTGATTGGAACGGCTCAATAGACACCTACGAACGCTATGCAGCTTGGGGCTGGAAGCTCGGCAGCAACGGCAGTTCGTCAACGTGGGCCGCCGGAAACACTGATCCTACCACGGAGAAGTACAACGCTTCGGCGGGGGTGTCAGTCATTCGGCAAGAGGAAAGCAGCAATAGCTATCCGATGACGGGCGTTACTGTTAACCACAGCCTTGGCGAAGCACCAGAGTTTGCGTTCTTGATAGACGTTACGTCAAACACCTACGATATATTCGCGTGGCACAAAGATTTAGACGCCAATAAATATCTCAAGCTCAACCAAAATTCAGCCCAAACAACTGGCAGCGGATACTTCCCATCTGGGTGCAGCACGGCAACCACATTCCAGATTGGCGGAGATATCGCGGGGGCTAATTCTATGGATGGGTATTGGGACATCTATCTGTATTTATTTTCTGGCGTCGATGGCTATTCAAAGTTCGGCACTTACGACCCAAACGGAAACGTAGACGGCCCATTTATCTACACCGGATTTCGACCAGCCTTTGTTCTAACCAAACGCATAGACTCTAGCGGCTTTGGATGGGGCTTAAAAGATTCCGCTAGGGACACCTACAATCCTGCTGACGCACTTTTGCACCCCAACACTTCAGGAGCGGAGACAACCAATGAGGCAATCGACCTGCTTTCAAACGGGTTTAAGATTAGAGCCACCAACAATACCATTAACAGTTCGTCATCATCCGCTAAATACATCTATGCGTGTTTTGCGGAACAGCCATTCGCAGCACCAAGCAACGCCAGATAACAGAAAGATTTTACTATGCCATACATTACAACAGAAGGACGGGTGCTGCCGATGGACAAGGCGTTCAGTCACAACAACATTTCATTTCCAGCCAACTGGCTTCGGGTGTCAACACCTACCGACAAGGAAGCGCAAGGGATTAGCTGGGTGACTCCTGAAGAACCACCAGTAGTCCGTGCGCCGCTTGAGCGTGAGAAGCGTGACGGCATAGCACGAGCTAAAGACACCGCATGGAAGATGTTGCACCCCTCCGATTGGCGTGAGTTGCCGGACAAGAATATGCCAGAAGAGTGGGCGTCTTACCGGGCCGGAGTTGTGTCGGAGTGTCAGAGGTTAGAGGGAGAGTATGCCTTGGCCGAAAGCTACGAAGACTTTGACAAGATTAAACAGGAATGGCCGATCAATCCAGACGAACAGGCCGAGCGTGACCGGATGGAATCTGAAGAAGAGGCGGCTAAATCAAAGCGCGAGGAGGATAAAGATGGCGAATAAAAAGAAGAAATCTAAAAAGGGTAAAAAGGGATATTAGAGATGGCAGAGTACGACCCTAATTCGTTATCGGCGCAACTGGCTCGGATTGAGTCCAGGCAGATACATATTGCTGACCGGCTCGATGAAATTGCGGAACGAATGAACAACCATTCTCAAAGGATAAAATTCTTAGAGGAGTTTCGTTGGAAAATTGTAGGGGCCGTTTCGCTTTCCTCGGCGGGGGCTGCGGCTGCGTTTTCTAAGCTATTCGGCGGAGAATAAATTTGGCGTGGAACAAAAAACAGACATGAAAAAACCTGGATACAAAACAACCGAGTTCTGGATGAGTTCGGTGGCAATGCTAATCGGCCTTGCCTATGGAAGCGGACTGATTACTGAGGCCGGAACATCTGGCATAGAGAAGTCAGTGGCATTTATTGCATCAGCACTAGCGGCGCTTGGATATAGCGCAAGCCGGGGCAACGTGAAAGCGGCTGAAATTGAGAGCAATAAATGATCACCGAAGTGTTAGCCGCATTGAGGGCACTCCCTGCCATTGCGGATGCCCTCAATGCGCTGACGGATGCGACAACTGCTGCTGCTGCAAGTGCCAGGCGTGAGGAGAAGGATGAAAACATTGACGATCTTATTGCTGCTGCTCGCCAGCGCCGTTTGGAGCGGATGTCTGAGCCAGAAGTTGATGGGGTTCGAGGAAGCGACCCTGGCGGATCCGGAGGGGTTCGAGGCAGCAGTGGCGACGGATGAGGGTGCGCGGTTCGTGAGGAGTTTGGGTTTACTGATTAACAAGTACGAAGAGATTTTAGAGAAGGGAAACTAGGATGCCAGATATCACTAAAGGAAAAACATTTTCATCCGGCGACACTGTAACGGCGGCAGACCTTAACTCACTGCTGGATGATGCGGTGATTAACAACAATGCGATCACAACTGCGAAACTTGGTGATTCGGCATGCACTACCGTTAAGATTCCTGATGATAATGTCACCTACGCCAAGATTCAAAACGTGGAAACTGCCAACAGGGTTCTGGGTAGTACGTCTGCTGACGGTGTAATTTCTGAAGTTCAGGTCGCTACAGACTTGATAGCGGATAAGGCTGTGACTGCCGCAAAACTGGCGGCTGGCGCGGCACTTCCAACTGGGTCGGTTACGCAATATGCTGGGTCAACTGCACCTTCTGGATGGTTGCTGGCAAACGGCGATGCCACCTTAAACACGTTCACCTACAAAGACCTTCATGCTGTAATCTCGAACACATACGGAGGGACTGCATACTCGGCTGGGGTAACGGATCAAGACGGTGTTTCCACTACGTTTACCCTGCCAGACTTGAGAGGCCGAATCCCTGTTGGCGTAGGCCAGCAAACAAGCGGCAAGTGGGATTCCTCGGCGGAGGACTATTCCGGTTCCGGCACTAACTTTGCTCTGGCAGCAACGGGCGGAACTGAAGATCACCGATTGCTTCAAACTGAGCTTCCTAAGCATAAACATAGAATTTCTAACGCCACGGCGTTTGGGGGAAGCTACGCTCAGGGTGGCAGCAGAGACTCTGCTGGGCCAGCTACTGAATACACCACAGAAGAGCTTTTTGACTCAAGCAATGCAGCAATCACTGAAGATCAACCTCACAACAACCTGCAACCGTACATTGCGTTGAATTACATTATTAAAACCTAATGACTAAATCGGCTATAGCACAATTTGTGGCGGATAAACTCCAGAAGAGTGACGCGGGTTCGCTGACTCTTTTGAAGAGTTTTATTGATCGCCGGTATGAGATGATTTGGGACTCTGGTCTTTGGCGCGAAACGCTAGGGACCACAAGCTACTCAGTAGCCGCCGACACTAGCGAGGTTACCCTCAATAGTGCGGTGCGGTTTGCTGTGGCAGTAGCCTGGGACGATAACGAAATATCATCCATGGACTACGAGACGGTGTTTCAGATTAACCCGGCACTGTTTGATGAGTCCGGTTCGCCAACAAGTTTTATCACGCTGCCAAACGATTCCAGCGGCAACGCAGTGATCCGTTTGATCCGCAAGCCTGACAAGGCTAAGACACTGCTGGTGTTGGGCAAGTTGAAGCTGACTGCCTTAACGGATTCCGATTCCCCAAAGATTAACGGCATTGATAATGCACTACTGGCCTATGTGGAGGGCGATATGCTTGAACACATGCGTCAGTACGGCAAGGCACAGGTGAAGCAGCAGGAAGCTGCTGGCGCCATGATGCTGATGCGGGATCTTGAATCGGCGCAATCGGCAAAGATTGCCCGCCTGATTCCGGAAGTACCTAACGTGTGGGACATAAATGATTTTGACTGATGCCTGTAGTTTACAATGACAGTTTAGATGACCAGATGGCGTTTGACGCCG